ACTGACTATTTCTTGTAAATCTGAAACATTGGATTGTAATATAGGGAAATTATTTCTTAAAGTTTGTAAATCTTGTTGAAGGTTATATAAAAAATCTTGTTGGTCAGGAGTTAAGTTATCAGATGATAATATAATTATACCTAAAGCAGTTTCAGTTCCTGTTGATGTTAAATTATCAGAAAATGATAATAAATTAAGAAAATTACCAGATAAATTAACTATCTCATCAATATCAGGTGATAAAGCATCTTGATATGCTTGTTGAATATCTGTTGCTGCTGGTGTCGTATTTCTTGAAACAATTACTTTTGCTATGTTTCCAAATCGTGAAGACATATTCATTGTTCTGGCTTCATAATCTTCTTTTGTTACACATCTGTTTTGTGTTGTGAAAAATGCTCTAGCTTTTTCTCTAATCTCATCTGTATCTTCTTCGTTAGCTCCACCTATAGCAGGTGTTGTATTCGTAACACCACCAATAGTTGCGCCACCATCAACTAATTTAGTTGGTGTTCCAATGATTGATGATAAGTCACCAACTGAAGCGTTGGCTTCAATACCACCACCAATTCTATAAGTTATGGTTAGAGTTGTTTGTGTTGGTGTTTCACCAAGTGTTGAATACTCATCACCCAATAATGGGTTAATAGATTCATTCAAATCATTTGTTTGACCAGGTATGATTATCCCAAGTTGTTCTAAATCTAAAAAATTATCATCAATGACATTACCATTTTTTAATATACCATTTCCAAAAACTAATGATGTTGAGTTATCTGTATTTGTTTCACGAGTAAATCTTTTTGTTGTTTTAATATATTGTAAAGAATATGGAACTGGAACATCCATTGAATATTCTGTCCCATCTAAGTTAGTATAAGCATTATCTCTCAACGGATCTTGAGCATAATGTTTTTTAACAGGTACTTGGTCTTGTGCTAAGAAATCAACTTCATACCATTCATTGTTATTTGTATCTTTACAAGATATAATATCAATTATATTTGTTTCAGGTAAGGTTATTCTTCTAAACTTCTGTGGTGATGTTATTGTAAAAGTTTTTGTTTTAGTTTCACCACTAACAGCTCTAACTTTTCTTGTCAATGTGTAGTCTGTGGTTAAACCATCAGTTGCTGTATCAATTACAGGTGAACTTGTATCAGCAGAAGAGGATATTGTAAAATCAACAACATCCAATGTTTCAAAATATAAATTTGAATTAGCATTTGACTGTACCTTTATCCCCTCAATAAAAGTACTAGCATTAGAATAATCAACTTCAGCTCTGTTGGTAGTCACTGCATTAACTTCAGATGTAAATGATAATTCAACAAATGCGGGAATGATTGGTTTTACTTTATACCCCAACATCTTAGCCATATTGATTATATTTTTTCGTTCTTCAGCTAAAGGTAACATCATTTCTTTATATTGTTGGTCAATGTAAAATGACATAACATCCCCAACATAAGCAGACATTTCCATTAACATCATACCAGGTGATGTTTCATTGAAATCTTTATATGTATTTGGGAAATATGCTTGAGCATAATTCACTAAAGATTGTTTCAACGAATTGAAATCTTTATTTAAATAATTTACATTTGATTCTTTAAAATCTTTTTTTCCGTATGTTGGCATTATTTATTCTCCATTAATATCCACTACCACCTGTACCAGCATCAGCTGATTGGTTGTTTGTATCGTTATCAATTGATATTTGAACTGATTCTAATGTGTTTGGGTCTTGTTTTATATTAAATAAAATGTCTATCACTATAGAATTTACATTCGTACCATTTTTTAAATTTATATTTTGAATCCGAACAAAGGGTAGCCAAAAATTAAATGTAGAGGTTATACTATCTTGAATGCTTATAAGAGTCTCCTCTGTTATTTGACTAAATAAATGTTGTCTCAAATTAATACCAAGATTTGGTTGAAACAATCTTTCACCTTTATTGGTATTTAATAAATTTCTTATATTGTTTTTTACAGCCTCAATGGTTGTTGAAGTAGTTGCAAAATATCCATCTCTATCATTACCTTTACGAATTGGTAAATCTATACCAATTCTCATATTATCATCATTGTCTTGAATGTATGGTTTTCTTGATGTATCTTTTATAGCCATTATAATAAATCCTCAATATCTTCTCTAAACAACTCCACTCTTGTAAAATCTCTGATACCATCTAATGTGTTTACATCAAACCCATCTTGTGAATCTGGATCTCCACCTATGTATACATATCCAGTTGAATCTAAAATACCTGTAGTTCCACCAGCTTTGTTGACATCTATGGTTTTTGTTATTACACCATTTCTACCACCAGTTAATGGGACATTTACAGGTGGAGATGGAGCACCACCTGGATATGGAATATCCGTACTGACAACTGTTGGTAAAATATCAGCTTGTTGTGATGGAATATTAAAATCCTCCAATACAACATTAGCATTTAATTGTGTAATTCTAAACTCACATTTAGTTAAAAAATCAACAATAGCTTCTTTAATCAGTTCAGATTCAACCTCAATAGCAGAACCTGCTGATGTATCTATATCATTATGGTTTGCTCCAGCAGCTAAAGCTGATTGAGCTTTAGCTTCTATTAAATCATCTTTTAATCCCATTATTATCTTCCAATTTTGTTTTTAGATTTTTCTTTACTTTTCTTTAACACTTCACTATAATCTTTATTTAAGAATTGACTCATTGGGTCACTTGATGGAATTTGTGGTGATGTATTTTTATTCACCATATCACCATATTGTTTACCAACTAATTCATTCATTCTATCTGAAGTGAACTCACTACCACCTAATGTTTTCCATTCACCATCTTGAGCTGTTTCATTTAATACATCGTTTAATACTGAATTAGATGAATAATTTTTTTTCTCAGTGATTTTTTTATGTTGTGGTTGAGATTCAATTGGTTGTTTCAATTCAGTTATTACTTCCTTGATTGCCAACGCTACTTCTTCTCTAACTATTTGTCTTATTACTTGTCTTATTGTTTTTTTATTTTTCATAATTACCTCTTTGTTTATCCTCTATCATTTGGTTCTATAAAATGATGTTTACTTTTTATAGCATCAATTTTTTGTCTCAATGGATCTAATACAGCTTTAAGTGGTGCTCCTTGATAACCTAATGCTAAAGGAAAATATTGGTTTGATGTTGTTCCCTCTAATATACTAAACAATTCATCAAAAATATCAAATAACGCATTTCCTAAAATTAATGGCTCCATTTTATCTTTATTTGTTTCTTTATTTGGATCACCTAAATATGTTTTATTAGATTCTATAATTAAATTTTTATTTGTTGATATTGACAATGTATTACCTGCTCCAATATGAATATTGTTTTTAGCTGATAAATAAATATCACCATTATATTGCTCATTACCCCTTGAATTAAATATAATTCTATCTGAATTTATAAATACTTGATTTTTATCATAATTATATAAAACTTGATTTACATCATCAACTTGATTAATTGACTTTACAACGCTTGACATTAACCGTTGATTACCTTCAACTCTATCAGAACCCAATATGAATGGGATTGGTGTACGAGTCCAAGTTGTATCATCATCAGGATTAGGTTTTTCTAATTCAATGTATTGTCCAAAATGTTGGTTAATTGTTCCTGAATTAGTAATACTTATTAAACTTCCATCAGCATTACTTTCATTAAAATTATTTGAATGTCTACCATTGGAAATAAAAACATATGGATTTTTATCTCTACTTCCAATTCTTAAACTATTTCCATGTCTTCCTTCAAACAGCATATCACCATGTGTTTCATTAATTGCTTCACCTCTATCCAATTCTTTTTTTATAGGTTTCATCATTCTATTGTGATTGACTTTTTTAAAGTTTAATGATTGTCCCATCATTGTTCTTTTTTCATCAGTTGCCATCTTGACAATATCTGTAATTGGTTTTTCGGGCACGAACATAAAGTCATTATTGAAGTTTGGATTATTTTGTGTATTCAATGGTCCAAGATAATATTTTATACCCCCAATTTCACAAAGTAAAACAGGGTCTCCTTTAGCAGGTACATCAACAAAACCTCTCATTAAAGGAAAGTATCTATCTGTATTTGTTAAATCAGATTTTTTTCTTTTAGGTTTACTTGTGATATGTGGCATAGCTAATATTGTGTTTGTATATTCAGCTTTATTAAATGATTGAAAACTTCTATCAGATGTAACAACTTCCGTAACAATACCCGGTACAAATTGTAAATAATAAGGAACACTTATTGGGTCACCAAAAGTACCTGGAATTGTAACATTGTCTGCTCTTGTAAATGTTGAACCCATTAATTGCCCCCCAAACCAATTGTTTTATTTTTTGTAGCTTCAAGTTTCTCACTTTCTTTCTGTAAATCATCTACAGTATCTTGAAGTGTTCCCATTAATTCTTCCTTTTCTGCATCTGATAATAACATTGATTCATCAGATTCACCACTTGATTTACTTATAATTCTTTGTAATACACCAGCTAGTTTTACCAAATGTTCATCATTACGAACAGCTGTATCCATATATTCCTTTATAATAGGTGCTACCATAACCACATCATCTATGGTTGTAATGAATCCATGTATCTCTGATATTAACAAATCTATTTGAACTTTACGCTTTGTAGTGTTTTCGTAAATATCTTTTGTTAAGTCTTGAAAGGTTTTACCCTCAAATATTTCTTTTTCGTCTGACATACAATCTCCTCTGAATGTACTTATTCATATATAAATATAAAATTTGTAAGAAATTGTATGAAATAAAAAACCCTCATTTAAGAGGGTTTAGTATTTAAAAGAAAGAACCACTTTTTAGTGGAATTATTGTACCATTCTTATGATATTCATTTGATAATTTTCTATAATGTTTTCTAAAAACATTAACTACAGATGTTATTTGAGATGTGTTAACATCGGTCATTTCTCTTATCAAAATATAAAGAGCTTTTTTATTAAAATTCTCTATCTCATCTATTTGCCTCATCAAATCTAAAATAGAATAAGCTATATTTAAATCTCTTTTTTTCTTAAACATTGTTTGAACATTATTTTCAAAATAGTTAATTATTTCATCAGTTAATTGTTTATAGTCTGAATTATCTGTACTTATATTTTTTTCTTTATCCAATACATCCATACCACTATGACTTTTTAATTTTTTATAATTGTTATTATTATGTAAAATTAAATAGTTTTTAGCAACTACTGAAAAATAACTAAAAGCTTTTGAACCTTTTGTGTGGTCATATTTGTGCATATTCACTACCATAAAGGCTACAACTTCATGTTTAATATCTTCAAACCCATAATCAAAATAAGTAAATTTAAAGGTATTAATTATATTCTCAGCAAGTTTATCAAAAGCCGCATGTATTCTTGTCCCATAAATTACATTTCTCTCACTAGCTCTTTCAGAAGCATTATATTCCACAATAGCATCTTGAACCTCTTGGCCAAAATAAACTTTACGCTTTTTCTTTTTAACTATTTTTTTAATCTCTTCTCTTACATCATTAACTACTTTATTTTTCTTTTTTGGCATCTTGTGTCTCCTCTTCAAATATTCCATCTAAGGATAATTGAATTTGTTTTAGTTGTTCAAAGAAAAAACCAGTCTCATCGTCTGATTCATAATGTCCTTTAGAATCTACAAGTTTCATTTTATCTGTTGAGAATTTTATAACTTGTTGAATTTCTAAAATCAATTCCTCATATTGTGTTATTCTTCTAAGAGAGTATCTTAATAGTACTGATATAAATACTGCAATTAAAAAGAATAAAATTGTTAATGTCCACCACATATTTATCTCCTAACTCGCAAACAATTCATCAAAACTTTTTTTGAGATTGTCTACTTGTTTTTGTTCATCTTTTGTTTTTGGAACTTTTGTATTAATTGGTTCACTTGATTCCATACCCCTATTCCATTGGTCGGATTCAATATGAGTCGCCATCATATCAGCTTGATGTAATATGTAAGCCATATTGGTTCTTAATCCAAAGTCAGGATTGTAAGACATCAAATATGCTTTATTAGCTTCGTCATATAAACCATCTGTTAATTTAATTCCAATGTATTCTTTGTCCGTAACCTTAACACCATAATGTTGAAGTAACCACAATCCTCTATCAGGTACTTTCATATATTGAAGTGCTGGATTGTGAGTATAAATTTCATCACGATTTTTTCTATGCCAATCTGATGTTTGTGGAATGTAATAGTCGTGTTCCAAATCACCAACCTTACCTAAGTCGTGATGTAAAGCAGCAAAGACCAATTCTTCATCCGTGAAGTTTATCTCTGCTCCATTCTTTTCCCACAATTGTTTTAACTCAAGTGAGTGACTTACAATGTGAAGAATGTGTTCAACATATCCACCCGGCATCGCATTGTGATAATGTCCTTTAGCACTCGCCGGTGCAAACATCATTCTGTCTTGGAAATCATTATAGAACTTTAAAAGATTATCTCTTCTGTCATCACCAATGTGTGCATTAATAACATCTATTAATGTATTCCAATTGTTTTGTATTTCATCTGCTGTTAGTTTTTTCATTTGTTTTCTCTCCACTCATAACCATATTTGGTAAATTTAATTTCTTTATATTTTCTTAAAGCATTTCTATAAGGACTGAATTTAATTCTAACACCCCAACCAAGATAATCCAATATATTTTTCTTGGTTACAAAACCTTTGTCTTTAATAAAGTCTTTTATTTTTAAAACACTTTCTGTTTCACTAATTGAATCTAATTCAAACACATTTTTCCAACCACCAAACCAATTAGATATTCTTTCTTCCCAAATCATATTTTCTGCTAAATCACTTGTATCATATGTGATTGGATTATCCAACATCTCATTAAACCTTTTAATAAAATCATTTCTATCATCATATAAATAAGGATATGGATTTTTAGCAACACTTGTCATTTCAGGATAACAAAGTTTGTTTGGTAACAAATAAGGAACACCAACTGAGAATCCATCAGTTGTTGAAATACTCCAAGCAGAATATGTTTGAAATGTTCCTACTCCAAATTTCATAGTAGATAAGAAGTCCATATATTCATCACGACTTTCACAATTAACTTTTTCATTCCACGGCCTATCAACTTGTGTTAGTGTTGTGTATACTTTGAAGTCTTGTCTTTGTTCCCATATTTCATCACATACTTTTACAAACCATTCCCAACCAGTATATCCAGCACCTCTGTGATTAAACACTACTGTCTTATCTTTATAATCTTTTCTTACATTAACTCTATCAACACCAAGATAATGTGGTTGAATAATTTTTTGTAATCTATCCAACACTCCTTGATTCCAATGTTTACTTGCTTCTTTGATTGTTAATTGTTTCAACCAATCACTATTTACTCCACACTCATCTTGCATTAATAAACCAGCAACACTCAAATATAATGCTCTCGCTGGGTCATCTTTATGTATTCCACCTCTATCACCATAAGGAGCATTTTGTGGAACTTCAAACCAATGTGAGTAACCAATGAACTTTGGTGATAGGTTTGAATTGTTACTAAGACAATTTGCTATCTGTAAAGTATGTTCAGGTAGATGTGTATAAACAATATCAAAATCGTTATGTCTCCAATCAACATGCTTCATAAATTGTTTTGTATTGAAGTGTTGTCTCATTGTATTGATATAAGTTGGTAACTCATATATTCTTTGGTCAACATTTGGGAAGTCCAACGATTGAACAAATTCAGGTATCAATAAAGTGAAATGAACTTTCCACCTTTTACTTATGAATGGTATAGTATGTCGTAACACTTCAACCAAACTATCTGCTTCTAAGTTTTTTCTATATGTGTAATTACCATAAAGTAATATCTTATAATCATATTGAGTACTTTTATTTTTATCTACAAAATAATCACTTACATCTTTTATCATCTACCTACTTCTCCTAAATATTTTTCTTTACATTGTTCCCAAGACATACCCAATATATCTGAGTAGTATAACATTTCAGGCTTCAATCTATTTTCTGTATGTAATTTAGTATATCTTTTAATTGCTTTTCTTTTCCACCATTTATTAATGTATTCAGAACCTTGAGCAAACTTTGGTCTCATAACTAAATCACTATCATCAATCTCACCTCTTAAAAAGTCTCTTCCGTTTTCATAAAATGAACTGAAGTAAACTCCTCGTTTAAATCCGTGATTGTAATGTGATTTAACAATTCCTAATTCTTTAAACATATATGAAATCAATGTTTGTTTAACTCCTGTTGGAGGACCTGATACACCTTCTTTCGGTGTCATAATTCTTTTATAATCATCAGCTCTCTCATCTTTCATCCATTCAAGCCATGGCTTATAAACTGAATCATCAGGCTTCAATGCAATCTTACCAGCAGATTCACCAAGTGTTTTCCATAAAGGGATTCCATTATACATTGAATGAACACCATAAAGAGCTGTGGTAGTTAATCCAATTAATTCGTCACCATAAGTTTTCTTCCAATGAGCTCTGAGAGATTCATCAGTTAATAACATAGCAACTAATTTACCACCAAGAAAGTTAAATCCAAATGGTTGAGTTGCTACAATAGATGTTCCAATACTTGTACATCTTAATTTACCATCTTTAAATTTATTATCTTTAGTCCAACCAATGTAATCATCTCTAACACCAAGTGATGTAATATCTGAACCCAATGACATCATACCTAAAACTTTATTAGTATTTCTATCTTTAGCAATCACTTTAATGTTTCTTCCTGGATTAGCTACATATTCCATTGAATGGATTAATCTTCTAAGAAGTGTCCAATTCTCAACCAATTGTTGATTCTTGTTATCTACGATTTCAACATAAGGGTCAAGATTTTCTATTTCAGATATTGTTAATTCTAAATTATTTATATCTGTTGGTTTCCAAATCTTCTTATTAAATAAATCAAACTTATAAGCATATTTTTGAAAGTCAGGATTCTTATTGAACTCCTGCCACTTCTTATAAAGTGTTTGTTCTTCAACAGACATAGATTTCAACATATCTAAATTATCTATGAACTCTTGTTTCTTCTCTTCGTAGTTAAATTCTTCTTTTACTTCTTCAAAAAAATTATCAAATGACATATTTATTCCTATTCATAATATACAATATACACATTATATTTCAATTATACAAGCTTTTTTTTTTCTTTGTTACAAATTATTACAATTTTTTTCATCGTTTTCTGGAAAACTATACTAATTATAGATCAATTAAGCTAATTAATAATTAAATAATGATCATAATAACTGTAAGATCATTATAATAATAGCTAACAGTATAGTAACCAAAGTTTTCAAAGTAATAACCTCCCCGAGATACAGCCAAGTCATAATTGGAAAAGTTAACATTGAAGTTGCAAATCCCATAAATCTCACAGCCCACAGATTTCCAAATCCCTGATAACCTACCTTTGTAGCATACCAAAATAATAAACTAATAGGAATACCTAATAAAGACATAATCCACATAGATTTAGTACCTTTAGCCCAATCCCAAACAAGTTGGGAATTGAGCTGATACCATATCAGAATATTGTTTAATAAAAATATTCCTATAGTTAATACAATATATTTATTTATCACTTATTAGATTTTCTCAGATGTCGTTTTTGGGCTTTTGACAATTTGTTTGTTTTACTATTTGTAGGTTCTTGTGGTTGTTCCGTATCACGAACTTTTTCTTTCCATATCGCCTTAGATACATATTTAAAATTTTCATTGTGATATAACTTTGAGGCTTCTTCATCTGATACTCTTATGATATTAGTACCATCCGAACTCATCATGCATTTCATACTATCTCCTATATATTAGAACTATTATTGCTAATGAAATAAAACCTGCTAGTCCTTTTTCATCAACATTACTTATTAAATTACTTATGGTATTTATTATACCAAATGGGTCATTAAATAACAACCCACATATTACAGCAAATACTAAAACATTCTTTAACAATTCTGTAACACTTACTAACCATTTATTTAGTTTATTTATTATCTTTTTCATTTAGCTATTATCCACTATTATTTCATCTACATATTTATACATTATAACATCATTATATTTGAACCTACTGTTAGTAGTCAAAATATCCACTCTATTTGTCCATTTTGGATTCATCGTATCTCTGACTTGATAAACCCCATCCCTATCACCAGCACCCTCAATCACAATATAATCTCCATAATTAAATGGGCCACCCCAACGAGATAACAAGTCTCTTGACAAAGCAACATAACGATATGAAGATGCTCTCCAAGTTTTGAAATGTGTACCATCAGCTGTTATGTGAGGTGTATCATCACATTGATGTATTGTTGGATTGTATGTAGTTACTGTAACTTCGTAAGCTATTTTGTTAGTGTATTGTGTTTCCAATTCACTAATTCTTTGTTTCAACATTTTATTTTCTGCTCTAGTTCCCCCCATTGATTCAGAAAGAAACCAAGTTAAAATTATCATACATACTGCAGATAAAAATGTCGCATAAGATGTCTTAATCATATTTCTTCTCCATTATATACTATAACCAATATACAACTTCTTTGATATTAAAGTCAAGCTTTTTTTTATTTTTTTATTTTATAAAAAGTATCATCCATTGAACCATCATTTGGACTATCCAAACCATTCTCATGTACCCACATTGATATTGTCTTCTCAGCTGATACTTCATCTATTATATTAAATCCTTCGTGGTATCTTTTCAGTAATCTTCTAACCAATGAATGTCTCACTACATCTTTTTCTTTAAATTGAGCTAAACCTACTCCATGAACTCCAGCGAATCTTTTTACTGCATCTTCTAATCCACTTTTATGTTTAGCTATATCAGATTGTTCCAAGTCACCTGTAATTATATATTTACTATGTTCACCTATTCTTGTTACGAACATTTTTATTTGTTCAGGTGTTGCATTTTGTGCTTCATCTAATATAACAAATTTATTAGAAAGAGTAATACCTCTCATAAATGCTAGTGGTATTACTTGTATGGTATTACTATCCTTTAAGATTTGTAATCTTTGTTTACCAACAATCTGTTCCATATTATAATAAAACGACATCATAAATGGTGCTGTCTTCTCTTCTACATCACCTGGTAAATATCCTATCTTTTCACCAGCCGCTTCTACCAATGGTTTGACAATAACAATTCCATCTATCTTGGAATCCTTATTACCTAACTCTCTTAAAGCTCTGTGAACAGATAAATAGGTTTTACCACAACCAGCTGGTCCGATTCCAAATGTTATATCTTTATCAGATATAGTTTTGTAAAATCGTCTTTGTGCTGGATTCTTATATTGTAATTCATCAAAGTTTAATTTATTTAAATCCTTTAACGCTTGTCTTTTATTAGTTGTGGAATGATTATTTAATTCAGAAAGGGAAACCTTTTTTTGTGAACTTTTTACTTTTGACATAAAACACCTCCTATTTGGATTATAGGTTTTTTTTGTTATTCAATAATAAATATCATATATATTAAGGATTCCATTGAATTAAATATAAAAAAAAAGGGTTACCGAAGCAACCCTTTTTTCAATTGTGATTTATATCACTTACTTATTGTCCCATAACATTAATAGGATAAGTAATACTAATAATCCAGTAACTCCACCATTTAGGAAAGAGCCTACAAGACTACCAATATTAGCAATAATATCAGTACCTAACCAACCGCTACCAAATACTACAGTTGATAGGATTGAAACTGATACTAAGCCAGTTAATATACCAGCGATGCCTGTTAATACATCACCAATCATTCCGAATATATTTTTTACATTCATGTTTATTCTCCGATTTATTTGTTAATTAGAATGAATAACTTGCTCTAATAGAAAAGTCATTCGTTACCTCATTACCTTCTGCATCTTTTAATCCAGAAGTGAACTCGGAAACAACTTTCATATTGTCCGAGCATTTGTACCCAACTCCATATGTCACAACTTCATCGGAGTTAAATCCGATAAGTAGAAATGCACCTTGAGCTTGAGGTGGTGTTACCACTCCTCTTAGCCAATATGCACCATCTGCCTCTTCAGACAAATCATACTCAAACGATGTAGTGAATAGGTTATTACCCATTGACACATCTATTAGTTGAGCTTCGTCACTATTTAACGATAGTCCTACATTAGAATCTATCCCAAGCAAATTCAATCCATAAGAAAATCTACCAGCCCAATAAAGTTCTGATTCATCATTCTCATCTACTGAATCTCCTCCCCAAAACAAATCAGCTCCAACACCAAATTTGTTCAATCCAAATCCGACACCATTCGTAACGCTATGGTCTCTTGGAGTTGATACAAACCAGTTGTTAGATGGTCTATGTAAGCCCCATGCTAATCCGTAAGGTTCTGCTTGACTACCAAATGTTAAAGTCACACCGTCTACGACTGTCCACGAATACTTCGCTTCTTCAATGTTAACCACACCATCTGTTAGATTTGTACTTAAAACCCATCCATCACCACTAAAAGTTAATCCACTATATGGACTAACAAATGTAGTAGCGTCACCAAAGGTAATGTCCGTACTGAACTCTCCAGTTACTGACACAACAGGTTCTGCAGTTTCAGTTACTGCTTCTTCAGCTCTAACAATACCAAACAATCCTAACATAGCGATTGATAAGGTGATTAGAGTCTTCATACTTAGTTTCTTCATTAGTTTTCTCCCTAACTATTAACTTACTCTTGTTTACTATCATATAAAACGCACATAATAATCCCAAAGGATTTGTTTTTTAATAACATCTATATTAACCAGGGGGATTCTTTAAACAATCAAGAACTGATTGTTTTAAGGTGTGTGTATTTCATATAATTCTTTTTATAACCATTGTATATAAGTATCACTCTTTTTTCAAAACGAGTGATTTTTTTTAACTTTCACCTACTTGACCAGGTGTCAACATATCCTTATTTTTCTTTAATTCTTTCTCAAACTCTTTTAAATCGTTACGCTTATCCATAAAATCATTAAGTACTTCTTTAAGTTCTTTAGCCTTTTTTATTCTTTTCTTTTCTTCTTCTGATAAGTCGGATACAAGTTCATTTTCATAATCTTCTACTATATCCACTTCTAATTGTTTTAGATAATCAACTATTGTATTATTCTGTTTGACTAATTTAACTAATAGTTCTCTATCATCAGCCATTATATCTTCAATATGTTTTAAGGAAAAACTCATATCTTGCAATACTTTTGCTAATTTTATTTCTTTATCTTCCATATATTTTACCTTTTATCTCTTCATATATAAATATCAAATTACCTGTAAATAACAATAATAAATTTGTAATTACAATAACTATACTAAATAGGAATAATGATAATAACCAGGGTGTGATTAGTATCACATCTTTTATTGTTCTACTAATGTCCATCCATCCCCCAATAAAGACTCAGCTTTTTTATATTTTAGTATTTTAGATTCAGAACCTTTGGTGATGGTTACTTTCTCATTCCTACCGATTTTCTTTGGAGCATTAACACCTTTGACAATTGGTTCTTGTTTGAACTCTCTATCAAACATTGTGATTCCATCTAAGTGGTCTATTTCGTGTTGGATAGCAACACATTCAAATGCATCATTGATTTCTTTACTGTTTGCACTAAATGATAATTTACCACTGTGATTATCAGCTTCAACCACAATGTCTTGATGTCTTGTAGTTTTTACTTTTGAATCTGGAAAAGATAAACAACCTTCTGGAAATATAAATTGTTCTTTTGATTTTTCTACGATTCTTGGATTGATTAAAACCAATGGTTCTTTTACATTCACTACACAAACTCTTTTGTTGATACCTATTTGATTTGCAGCCAAACCAATACCATTTTCTGATTCTCTTAATTCGTGTAATAATCTAACACCAATTTCCTCACCTTCTACTATTGATACAGATGAACATTTTTCTTGTAACTTTGATTTATCTTTTATTATCACTTTTTACCTCTTTTAGCTTTTAATCTTTTTTTATAATCAGCTGCTTTCTTAAATAACTTCTCATCAGCTGTTAACTTCTTTCTTTTCTTTGGTGGTTTCACTTTAGTAGGTTTAAGAGTTCCCTTTAATTTAGGTTGTTCTTTTCCTTTGTGAAACACTCTACCATCTTTGTCAATGAACTCATTCATAAAATGCCAACCGGCAGGTCTTCCAGTTGATACTCTTTGTTTTGCAAAGAACTCATTCATTGGTTTTCTTTTCAAAGTTCCAATCATTGTACATCTTGAACAAGTTACCGCCTTGATACCCTCTTCAACTTTTTTATATTCGTAACAAGATTTACATTGTAACCATCGCTGTCCATCTTCTGTAAAACTCATTAATTCTATTTCATTTTCTTCTGACATATTTCTAACCTTTTAATATAAGACTTTTTCTATATATATGTCAAGCTTTATTTTTTTCTACGAGATTTTTTTTTCTTTATTTTCTCACCAAGTAAAGATTTATCTATAACCATACCATTTGTAAGGGAGTTATAATAAACAAAGTGCGGATGAATTGCTGCACAATTTTTTGGACATTGATAGTTTTTAGATATTTTTACTGATGTATTTAAATAATGATGATGTTGTGGACCTGTTACATCATCAACATAGTTTAAGGTAAGGGCTATTATTATTGTAATTAATTCTTCGTTCCCAACATTTTATTTCTCCTACTTTATTATAAATAGTATTAATAAGATAGAAACAAAAAAGGTTTCGTAAACACGAAACCTTTTTGTGATGAAGATAACATAACCTATTTAGAGTTCTTCAAACTCCGCGTCTATAACCTTGTTCAACATCCAAAATTGATTTTGATTGTTTTTTAAAACTAAATCACAACCATACATTGATTTAAGTTTGGTGTGGTCATCAACACGCTCCCCCGAACACTTACCGACAACCACCCACTTACTACCTTGAAAATCAATCATCTCTGGAATCATTAATTAACTTTTATCTTTCTTGGTTTCACTTCAGCTTTGTATGGAATGGATAAAGTTAATAATCCATCAACCACCTTAGCGTCAATTGAATCAAAGTCAAACTTGTTATCAATTGAAAATCTTTTTACAAATGAATCATCATCTGTCTTACCTTCAATTATTAATGTTTCAGAATCAACAGAGATGTCAATTGATTTTTTATTGAAGCCTGGTACTTTTAATTTTATTGTAGCACCATCATCATCGTGAGTGACATCATCTGTGTAATTTATTTTATTCATTTTTCTGATTGCAAAAGTATCATCAAAAAAATTATCTAATAAGTTTGTTGTTAGTATCATTTTAATTTCTCCTAGTTTGTTTAATAAAAAATGTCTACACTATATATTGTACAAAAAGTGTACCAAACTATAATAGAGTCATTAAGTCTGACAATCTGTCAATACTTTTATACTTGGTATGACATTCTTTATTCCAAGATTGTTTCATACATATAGCCTCACCACTATTAACACTTTTGTTTTGAAAGTCTTTTAACTTTTCAGGTGAATCATCAATCAACATATCAACATCAACTAAATATTTATGTTTAGTAAAATGTATTTCATCAAACCCAACAAATCCCCAGCGTTGTAACCATTCTTCAGTTGGTTCAATACAATGTTCTCTTTGAGCTGATACTAAAATTAACTTGTGACCATTTTCAATAGCCCAAGCTCTCAACTTATTCCAATCTTCAACAGCTGATTTGATTGGAGGACAACCAACTCCAAAGAAATCTAAATAGTAATCTTCAAAAACATACTTTTCAGTTTCATCATCTGTCCAGAATGGTAACCATTGTTCCCAATCCCACGATGTTGGTTCAAGAATTTTATCTGCGTGTTGTGGGTGAGTTTTTTTTATTGTATCTGTAATACAAGTAATCAAATCTCTTAAAATTCCATCGCAATCAATGCCTATCCTCATTGAACCCCTCTCTTAAATCATTGTAGTGTTTCAAGCCAGAGATTGCTAACACTTCTAAAATCTCATCTGCTAACTCTTCCACTTGATTTAAATTTTTAAATTTGTCTTTATGTTTTTCAATTAACATCTCTACCAATTTATATTTGGTGTAGTTGCCAACCTTCTCATAAATTATTTCTCTTTCGTCCATTTTAATTTACCTCTATTTTAATTCCTTGTGTATTAACATTCCATTGTAGCTCTGTAATATCTTCTACAATACCCTCAATCTCTTGTCTATTTAGAAAGTCCATATCCATACTATCTTTTATTCTTTCTAATCTGTCTAATAGTTCTTGTCTAGTCATTTTTCTCCTTCTTCTATTATATCATTTTCTAAATCGTGTCGTAGTAAATCTAAATCACCTGATTCAGTATCTACATTCTGATATAAAACATTTTGTATTCTATCTAATATATCTTGTTTAGTCATTCTATACCTCCAAGAATTTTTTGTTCATTGTTTTAGCCACAGCCATCATATTAGTTGGAGTGATGAACTCAGCGTCCTTACCATACATTGACTTGAAAGCCTTAGCGTCATAAGAATCATCACTCACTTTGTAATCAGTAATGAAGTAACTCAACACACTAATACCTTTAGCTCTCATATTGTCACACATTTTTTTAGTATGTCTTTGAGCTCTCTCACCAGAGTAGTAGATTTCCGAGTTATCAAAGTAAGGTTGACCATCTGAGTAGTTGATGAAGTAACTATCTTGATTAGAGTTACCTGGAATCAAATCTTTCTCAATAGCCTCAAAACATAATCCCTCAGGAGTAGTTCCACTAACATTAAGAGCCCCAAATAAACTTTTTACTTTTTGTAACTTGTCAACTCTTGAATCATAACACACCATCATCATTGGAACACCTTGAGTGTTACCTTTAGAATGAGTAGCTCTGATAGTCATCACAACATCAATGTTACCAGCCATATCACATGCCTTAATCATCGCAACTGCCGAAGTCATAGCCTTGTTCCATTTGTCACCTGACATAGAACCACTAGCATCAACCGACAAGTGTAAGTAAGCTTTGTTATATCTTTCAGTAAGAGTGTGAGAGAAAACATTTGAGTTTCCGAACCCAAGTTCAGCAATCAATCTCTTGTCAATCTTACCTGAATCTTGTCTTGAGAATTTCAACTGAGACTCTTCACCTCTAACTTGAAGTTTTCTACCCAACATAGAACCAAGTCTTAAACCTTCTTCAACAAAGTTATATTCTTCATAATTACTATAAGAACTTTGATTCCAAGTCTGAGCACAACCAAATTGATTAGAGTCAATCAAACCTTGTGTTAGTTTTTTAACAACCAAACACTTAGTACCTTTACTGATAGTTCCACTCCAATTATCATTCTCAACTCCACTACCAACATTCTCATAAGTAGCACCTGACTCTTCAATAGCCTGAATATCTTGGTTTTCTTTTTTATTTAATTTTGTTTTTTGAACATCACCATTAAGAAACTTTTCTTGTTTCTCAAAGTGTTTTTTCAACATTTGTTTTTGTCTTTCAGTTAATTCAACAGAATCAGAACCATCATCATTTCCAAGATTTTCATCAGGAGTTGTTGAAGATTCAATCTCATTATTATCTATCATATCTTGAAGTTCTTCATCAGACATAGTCTTACTATCACCTGAACCATTACCCTCTTGAGAATCACCATCCTGTGAATCAGAATCACTATCTTGTGATTGAGAATCATCTGAATCTTTTGTTTCAATCTTATCAATGTTAAGAAGAACAATACTCATCACATCACAAGCAACATTGAAAGCCTGTCTTGTCTCAGACAATAAACCTCTTTGAATACCACCTAAGTTGATAGTTTGATAAATTTCTTTTAAACCTTTAAGAGCAGTTAGTTGTCTGTTCTTGTTATGTAAGTTAATAATTCTAAACATATAAGACTCAATCTCTTCTGTTCTGAACTCATCTGATAATAAACCTTTATCTACATTCTTTGAGTAGAAATACTTTTCATACATTGAGTGATAATAAGATTTATAACCAGGAGAAGTTCTGAAAATGAAACTATCAATTCTTCTATCTTCAACATAGTTTAGAATGTTTTTGATAGTTGAAATAACTTCATATCTTTGAACACCAACTTTCTCAGCCACATCATAAATCTCTTGTGGAATCTCAATTTCTAAATTCTTTAATAAATTAAAATCAGAAAGTTTAATGTGAGAACCCTCGTGAAGAGCAAGTCCAACAGCCACATCAAATTTCTTATCATCTAAGTTAGAACCGATAACAACTTTTTTACCATCAGTATAACTTGAATCATTTGAATTGAAGACAACAGGTATATTATCTTCAGTAACAATATTAACAAAGTTACCAATGGCTCTTTTATAACCAGCCAAAGCAACCAAGTCTTTACCTTTTTTTACATTCGTATCTAAACCTAAAAACTCATCAACATCATAGTCATCATTATCATCTAACCAAAAATGACTATTTTGTTTAACAGTGTTTTTAACCGGCCCACTACGAAAGGTAAAACCCTTAAAATCTCTTTCATTAAAACTCATATAACTCCTTAATTAACTTACAGTATAAGTTAACACTTTTTTTGCTAATAAACAACAATATAATTGTAACAGTTTGTAACAACATTGTTACAGAATGGGAACTCTGGTCAACCACTCGCTTCCCACCGTTTTGTTTCACACGCCTAAGCCTTGTCCGTTGTGAGTTCCCACTCATATTGAGGTTGCAAACCCTCAAATCAATATCTCAATTTTTTTACCAAGATAATCAATATCACATTCTGTCCATAATTGGTCTGACATTGATTTACTTATCTTAGCTGTATATGGTAAATTATCCTTACTACCACTCCACCCATTTACCTCTCCATTTTTACCATATGTTTCTTTCCAATTTAAAGCTGTGTAATCTATAATGTCTGCATTAAATACTAATAACCAATATCGTTTGATACCATTATCCCAATCTTTTTTATTTCTACCTAACATCACATATTTATCATAATGTGGTTTTGATATAAAGTTAATCTTTTCTTCAATTGTTTTATGTGAAGTAGTTCTATGCCCATTCCATTTAATAGTGTTTTTATTTAAATTAATATCACCACTTTTATTTTGATACCTTGTTTTATCTTTACCCTCTGATACTACATCAGCACCAACTGAATGACCACCACCATTCCAATTTGAATCTTTACCATTTATGGCTTGGTCAAATATATCCTCCCACAATTCAGCTTTTACTGGAAATCTATACAACTTGTGGTGTTGAGATATTTTATCTTTTATAATCTTAATTATGTTTTTATCCATTTAAAAATCTCCATCTGCAACTTGAAAACAGGTAAGTCCATTAGCTCTCCAAGTATCAACAACTTGTTGTCTATCATCAAAAACAGCAAAGACATCATCTTTATCAAGAAGAGTATCTAACCAAAATTGTTTCAATTCATTATCAGGCCAGTAGTGTTTATCCTCTGGTCTTTGTTGTAGTAAATCAAATGGAACATTGTGTTGATTTAACCAATCAATTGTAACATCTTTTGTTCTATCAGAACGCCCACTAAAGATAACAATTCTGAATCCTTGTGAGTGAAACAATTGAGCAGTTTTAATAACTGGTGTGTTTGGTTCATCTAATGAAATGTTCTTTGGGTTAAAGAAAATATCCCAATCCAACTTACCATTAGGTTTTGTAGAAATCGCTCTTCGTTTATCAATCAGAGCAAGTGTTCCATCTAAATCAAATATAATTGTTTTCTTATCTTTTATCATACTATAATATACGAAGATTTGATATTTATCACAACATATAAATTGTAACAATTTGTAACAAATTGATATTTATAGATGGTATGGAATATTTAGCATTAATAATATTAACAACTGGAATATCCATTACGATGATTGGTGGGGTTGTATTATTATTATATATTGCGTGGAGAACATTAGGTGATTAAATTAATGGATATATTAAACGAAGCTGATTACTTAAAAGATGCTATGAATAATGGTAAAAAAATATTCAAGCAATTACAAAAGATGTATCCAGATATACCAAAGTTTCCATTAATATTTAAAAATTTAAGAGGTAGAGGAACTGGATTTCTAACTACAAGAAGAATTGGTGGTAGAGATGTTCCAATAAAGATAACAGTTGATAGTTCTGGTATGACATCATATGATGCTGATTATGGAGTATGTCATGAATTTGCTCACGCAATATTAGGATACACAAAAGGAAATTTGGGTCATAATAGAGAACACGATAATTTAACATATAAGTTAGCAAAAAAGTTTGGATTGGCTTAAAATGATACACCTAACTACATTACTAGCAGAAGCCAAACTCAAACTAAACATACCTTCCGATATAAAGAAACTCCACAAATTATTTAAGAAGAATGGTAAACAACTTTATGTTGTTGGTGGTGCTGTTCGTGATGCTATATTGGGTAAGAGTCCTAAAGACTTTGACTTAACCACAGATGCTAAACCTGATGAAGTGTTGGACATAGCTAAACAAGGTGGATTCAAATCAGTAGAGGTTGGAAAACAATTCGGTGTTGTGATAATAGGTGGACACGAGATTGCTACATTCAGAAAAGATATAGGTAAGGGAAGAAGACCTGATGCTGTTGACTTCACAGATATTAAAGGTGATGTTAAGCGTAGGGACTTAACCATTAATGCTTTGTTCTACGATATAGGTAAGAAACAAATCGTTGACTTAGTCGGTGGTATAGCTGACTTGAAGAAAAAGAAAATCAGAACCGTTGGTAAAGCAGAGGATAGATTTGATGAAGACCCACTTCGTAAGTTAAGAGCCGTTAGGTTCGCTGGTAGTGTTGGTGGTAAGATGACTAAGGATACTTGGGCTGCACTTAAACAGAACTCCGATATATCAGGAGTAAGTGCGGAACGAATAAGAGATGAATTTATCAAAGGTGTCACCAAAGCTAAAAAAGTTCCCAACTATTTTAAAATGTTAAAAACTTTAGGAATGTTTAAACAAATCTTTCCTGGATTAAGTGTGTTACATCAAAAATTAAATACCAATGATTATAAATTACAGATAGCTTATATGTTACAAACTAATGATAAGGATAAAATTAAATCTAAACTGAATAGTTTAAAGTATACTAATGTAGAGGTTAATGATATATGGTTGTTGATACATATGTCAAGACCAGCTGAAGTAATTAAGGACTTACCTACATTTAAAAAATTACAATCCAATAGTAAGTTAACTACATCACAGATTAAAGAGTGGGGTAAGATAAATTCAAGTAAGTATGTTACTCAATTATGGAATTGGAAGTTATCCATTACAGCAAAAGATGCTATGTCTAAAGGATTAAAGGGTAAAGATATTGGTGACTACATCAAGGATGAAGAAGAAAAACTATTCCTCAGTTGATGGTGGTAGTAAACCTGACTTCTTTAGTAACTCATCATAAGACATACTATTCTTTTCTTCTTGAACTCTACGATGTTCCTCATAATACAAATCAAATCTTTCTTCTTCTGTAAGTTCATCATCTTCTAAAAGATATTCTTTTATTTCATCAAGAGACATATACTCAGCTATATCATTCAATGGTGGAACAAACTTTTCTTTTGATTGTGGTTTTGAATTTGACTTAGGTTGTTTGGTAGATTTCTTTTTAGAACTTTTCTTATATTCTTTTTCCCAACCTTTAAGAAATCCATCTACTTGGTCTACAAGTTTATTGTATTCTTCTTCAGACATCTCAGGTAAGTTCCAATCCATAAATGTTTCATCAACATAATCTTCTCTTGATTTCTTTTTTGGGAAGTATGCTTCAAAACTACTTGTTAATTCACCAATAGCCCAACTAATAAAATTAACTTTATGCATAGAATCTTTATCATTATTACCAGCTATATCAAATTGAATCTCATCAAGAAATTCAATCAAACTATTATGTAAGTCTTTTGTTATTAATATGTATTTTTTGTCTTTCATAACGATGTCCTCTCTTATATATAAATATAATGTTAATTCACGAAACGATTAAAAAGTAAAGAAGAAAAAATTTAATTTTTTTTTTGGAAGTATATATAGATTTATAAATTTTTTATTTTATTTTCTAATTCTTCTATTGTAGATGCTTGGTCTTCTTTACTTCTGTTACGATTGAATTGTTTTATTCTCCACCCACTTTCATTCCTATTATCAATAGCTTCCATTTCTTCTTTCGTTCTTCCATCACCAAACTCTGTATTGTATGGGTAGTCATCTTCCCATAAGTCAAAATTATCTTTTAGAAAATTAACTCCTCTACTCAACGCCCATTCAGCAGACCTTGAGTCAAACCTATTATAACCTTCAAGTACTTTTATAGCTTCTTCTATAACTTCTCTCACCAATACTTGATGCATATCATTACCTTTATAACTTAATTCAATACCATCTTTGTTTTTATACTTCATACTTTTACCTTCCTTAAAAAAACCCATACACCTATATTGATTGAACCTATTATAAGATTGAACAAACTATGTCCACTACTGAATAAGTATATTCCATATATTCCTATAACTAAGTTTAACCATAATGTCATTTTAAATAACTCAATATTATCCTCATTCACATCTAACTTCATTTAACTGGCTCCATTCTTATTATCTCCGATTCGTTTGTATCTCTTGACTTTGGATATGGTAAGGTTTCGTGTTTCAATGTTTTCATTATCTTCTTCTTATGTTTCTTATTAGCCAAAATATAAACATATCTATGTTTCTGTAATTCTTTTCTTATCCAAAATGTTTCAGTAACTTGTTTCTGTATTTCATATGGGTCATTGGTTTTGTAATGTGGGAAGATAGTTCTTCCATGTATCCATCTACCATCTGGTTCAAACTTAAATATCCAACCATCATTCCAACGATTATTGTTACCTTGATAAATCCAATTCGTTGCTTGATAGATTGTTCCACTATGTCCTTCAACAGGAGAAGCGTATGATATTAAGGCTTTGATTTCGGGTTTGTTTTTTCGTAACCAATTAAAGGATTGAGATATAAACCAACTTTCAATATTACTACCATAACCATCATATATAAATAGTCGTGTTAGTTCTAAAACTTCCGTTCTTTTTATTTCATCTGATATGGATTGTCCAGTCAATCTTCCTATTGGGTCACCATATACAATAACACCAATCATCTTCTCTTCTGCTTCGTCAAAGAATGAATGTTGTTTACCTGTATCAATAAACAAACCTAATGCTACTGAACACTTAGTCCATAGTTTAGAGTAATGGTATTTAACAACCATCTTCTTAGCCGTTGGTTTATCTATTTGTCTGATAGATAGTTTAGTTGTATCGCAATATTTCATCTTTGTCCTTTGGATAAGGTAGTACTTTATATTTAAGATTACTCATCAATTCTTTTCTTTCTTTTTTATTTTTTGCTAACAAATAAATGTATCTATACTTTCTTGGTGTTCTTCTCATCTTAACACCTGGAAATAATTTCTTAATTTCTTCTGTCTTTCTTGTTCCATAATTAAGAACTGTGTTTCTTGGATGTTGCCATTTACCATCAATATAAAATTGATAACCACCAACCTTATCTGTAATACCACAATATAACCAATTCGTTGATTGGTAGATTGTTCCTATATGTCCTTGCTCTGGGTCTGAAAAAGCAATTAAACATTTTATATGAGGGTAATTTTCTTTTATGTATTTAATACTTTGTCCTATACAATAACTTTCCATATTCTTACCAGCCCAATCAAAACTAAATAATCTAACTAATTCAAAATAATCACCTGGCAAACTATTTAACATTTTATCGTGAGATATTGAAGCTCTACCATATACCATTACTGTATTTAATTTACCATCAATATAAAATCCTAAACATATGTTTGCTCTATTTAATGTATGAGTATAATGGTGTTTAGAAATAATATCTCTAGCTAACTTAAATGGTATTACTTCCATTGTTATTCGTTCTTTATTTAATTCACCCATCTCAACAAATGAATTAGGTGCACCTTTCCAAAAACCATTACTCATTTAATTTCCTATTTAGAAATCTCTGCCAATCTCTTGCATCATTTTCTGCAAATATCCAAATGGGTTCTACTCCCATATCAACAGCACTTTCTTCTGCTGCGTCAAAATCTCCACAATCACATAAATCCCACAACTTACCTTTTGAATCTAAACAAAAATATTTCATATGTTCCTCCTAACTATACTCCAACAATGGATGTTTCAGTTCTTTAATTAATCTCTTCTTCTCTTTCTTACTACAAAGGAAATAGATATATCTATGTTTCCTTAATTTCTTTTTATACTCCATATCAGGTATCTTATCCAACACACCCTTTAATCCATTAGTTCCAAGTTGTTCACCAATCGCTCTATCGGATAACCAATTGTCTGTATTGGGATAACGATACATATAAGCATCAGCAGCTCCTATTTCATTACCTTGATACAACCAATTAGATGCTCGGTAGATAATACCTTTATGATTAGCAGCTGGGTCTGCATATGATATAACAACCTTTGTTTGTGGTGAATCTTTCTTTAACATCTTCAATGTCTGAGCTATACAATAGGATTCTATATTCTTACCATAACCATCTTCAATCCATAATCGTTTCAACTCCAATACATCTATATCAGTAAACTCTCCACATATGGATTTAACAACTCTAAACCCAACGGGATTACCATAGATAACACAACCAATTAATTTTAAGTTATCACTATCAAAGAACTTGTGTTCACCATCTCTATAGTATATAGCATAGATGTCTGATGAAGCTGTCCAAGTATTTGCATAATGTTTATTCATTATCATATCATAAACAATCTCTTTCTTAGTTCTCTCTATTACTATCTTGGATGTATCACAATACATATTCTTCCCACAACTTATTAGCTTCTTTTAAAGTATTCTTTGTCATATTTGACATATTACCTTTTTCTAAATCTTCTATATGATACTTAACCCAATACCATTGTTCACGGCTTGTATCTTTATAATTATTTTCTATTCTATGTTTAAGTTTAATAAACTTTTCTTTAATCTTCATTTCAACATTTTCTTTTTTAGTTTTTTATTTAGATAATATACATAAATGTTTTTGGGTTTTGTTTCTACAAAATAAATATCATCATCCTTTTTACCATTTTGTTTTTCTTCCCATCTTCTTTTTATAGCTCTAGCATATGGTCTTTTATTTCTAATAGTTCTATCGTGGTATTGTTTACCATCTACCATTAAAGCTTGACCACTTGGTGTTTGTCCCATATTAATAAAGTTACTAGCTTTATAAACCACACCTTCGTGTCCTTGTTGTAAATCAGAATAAGATATAATAACTTCAGCGTCTGTATTTTGTTTTAACCACTTTAATGTTTTACCTATAAAGAAACTCTCTGTATTCGTAGGTGTATCATCTATACAACATAATCTTCTTAACTCCCAACATCTATCAGGATTATCTGGATGATATTTAGTAGCTGTGTTGGACATAGCTGGTTGTCCGTAAATCATACAACCAATCATTCGTGGTAATCCAAACTTACCATCAGGTGAATACAATGCAAAACATTGTCTATGTTGTATACCACCAGCGTAATGAGAGTAATGCCATTTCTCAATGAATGATGTAACAGTTTTCTTTGGAACAGGTTCTATTGTAAAATCACTTACTTTCATCTTTCCTTATCTTAGCTCTTTCACTAGCTTCTTTTTTAGTTTTCTTCTTATGACAATTATAACATAAGGTTTGTAGATTTTCTTCTTCCCAATATGTTAAATCAATCTCTTCAAAGGTTTTACCCTTTTGTTCCCACAATGGTCTGATGTGGTCTACATTCCATTTCTCATTATTCCTACGAGAACGCCAAGGAAATGATTCGTGACAATGAACACAATTCCCTTTATCTCTTTTCCAAATATACTTTCGTGTTTCACTTGAATGGTAGATAAACATATACTCATCAGCACATTTACTATGCCAAGACTTTCGTTGATTAGTAAGGCCTGTCTTCTCACTCTTAATAAGATTACCACAAAATCTACACTTACCTTTCTTCTTCGTATAATAAGCTGTAGGTTTAGGTGGTATTCTATGTTCTTCTAAAAATACCTTAGACTCTTCTTTCTTTTTACCAAAGGTTCTCTTATGTCTTCTACTCCATCTTGATAAAGGCATTAATCAACCATAGCTTGTTTTACTTCTTTTATTATTCTACTAGCTGCTCTATCAAACATACCATCATAAGGTACTTGTGTTTTCACTCTATCATATTCTTCTTTCAATATATCTTTAACTATCTGTTCTAATATCATATTATATTCCTTTTGGTTTACTATACATATTCTCTAATACCAGTACCTACATGTTGTAAATACCATTGTTTCTTTTCTGTATCAAATCAAGAGTATTATTCCTTTCTTTGATGTGTCATTAATATATTAACAATGCCTGTAATGCATATACCACAAAAGGCTACAGGTAATTGTCCTATTTTACCTTGAACACCACCTGGTATCGTATGTATATCAATATCACATATTTCACAAAAAGCAGGTGTGGGTTTATTATCTTTAACCTTACCTGATTTAAGATTTATTATCTTTACCATTTATTAATTTAATCGGTTAAATGTACTAATATACTTAATGCCAATGTATGTACTGCAGTCATCATCCATTCAGTATATAAAGCAGGGTCAACCCAAGTTGCTATAATGCAACAACAGATAGGTGTTATGAATATGATGTATTTAAATACCTGCATTACCTTATCCAATGTAGTAGGCATAGTATCAGTCTTTCTTCTTTTATTATACTTCTTACCTTTATATGGTTTACGAGTTGTTCTTTTTTTAGTTTTCATTATTATCCTCCATAGCGTATCTAATGATTGTATAGCTGGTAATGATACCTAATAGTATTATCCCCACTATACCAATCGCTGATATGATTAAGTTTATTAAAGTTATTATCATTTATTTATCTCCATTCTTTATATAATTTATTATGTTTGATTCTTACTAATACTGGTAATTCTATTATTAACCAATACATAAGATAGAAACCAAGCACTATACCTATAATGGAAAACAATACTAATCCAATTGTCATCATTGTTAAACCTGTCATTTCATTACCTCCAATTCAATTTAATTTTATCATTATAATTTACAACGAAATACGCCATAAAGTCAAGCGTTTTCTTTCATACAATCAAATGGTTGTGAATAGCTGCCCATTCTTCATTTGCTCTGATTACCTACATTTACAACCATTGGATTGTAATATTATACTGATATTGTTTCTTCCATTAATATTTCTTTAGCGAAATATTTACCAACATCTGATTTTTTTATTCTCCATTTGGAAGGTCTATCATAACTCTTTCCATATAATTGAACACCATCATCTAACATTTGTGTTGCTTTCTTACTACTGAAGAATAGTTCAGCTCCTGATTTAGGATTAGTCCAATTTTGTCTTACTAAGTCA